CTAACAGTGCCATTTAATTTGTCTCCAAAAATCGTTGTGTGTTGCTTGCTTAAGTTTATTTATAAAATAAATCTCCCTCGATTATTTATCATAGGAAGACTTTCAGTGATAACATGAATCTACGGATGTTATTTACTTGGTCAACTCTGAATCTGAGCATGTCTCCAGCAATAATATCTACATCCCATGCAGATAAATTATCGCTAAATGCTTTCAGGTTACCACTGATCTGTGGCTTTGAGATTCCACAGATAGTCTGGAAATTGGGGAAGTCATTAAAAGTACATTTCTGTACATCTAATATCAGAATACCCACTGCGTCAGCAGTTAATGTCCAAGACTGTATTTTTCCAGTAACATCGATACCCAATTCACCTTTAGGTCCGTTGTTCATATCAACAGAACCACTACTATAAACCATATTAATGGTTCTAGTAAGATCTGCAGTTGTCGAAGTAGCGACAATAAATGCAGGATCACCAAGATCAGGTGCAGTAGCAAATGTAATTGTGCTACCACTTACGGAATAATCTATTCCTGGATGTTGTATTTGACCACCAACCGATACGATTAGTTGTGCATCATTCGTAGGAGTGTATGGAAGACCATTCTCCGTTAAATCGAATGTAGTTTTTACTCCATTGAACCCAGTATTAATAGCATCTAAAACAGCGTTGTTGTTTTGTAGATACTTCGCTGGAATATCATAAGTAACCCCTACAGCATATTTTTTCTGAGCTTCAGAAACTACACTATAGTTCTGGTTTTGTACTGATACATTATAGGTAGGCATCAGGAAACTCCAGGTGTTACTTCAAGTATTCCTTCAATAACTCTTGACTTAGTACCCGAAGGTGCAGTCAGGAGAATATCATAAACATATCTTCTAGCAGTTAGACCTGTCGTTGCAGTATTGTCTAAACTAACTTTAAGTTGTCCATTATATCTATCTGGAAAATCAACTACAAAGTCAGTAGATGTACTAGAAGTATAACTCTTCTTAATCTTGGCTACAGCAGTATAACCAGTAAGATTTAATGGGGTTGTGTTTGCTTCATTTTGAATATTGAAGGTCGCACTAAAATCGGTTCCCTTCTCACAAATTAAATTTATTGGTATAGCAGCCATCTGACAAATAAAGAACCCCTCACTATTTAGCAAGGGGTAAGTTTATTATATTAACCTTCTACAATTGGAGGTGCTTCTGTTGGAGCATCTTCACCTTCTGTAGGTGGTGGTGTTCCCTCTGGAGCTGGTTCTTCACCAGTTATAATACCAATTGTTTCTAAACCACCTTGTAGTTTAGTACGGTACTCTCTCAAACGGATAAGTTCTGCTTCTGCTTTTGAAATTTTATCATTAGCATCAGCAAGTTGTTTTGTGAACTCGTCTTTTAGACTCGCTGGATCCATTGCCATTATAGTTGATCGATCTACTACAGTATATATTATAGCACACTTATCTCATTTCCGACAACCACCATGTCCAAACCTTTAGGGAAATTCGTTGGTTTGCTCATGATTGGTTTACCAGCAAGATTCATACTAGTATTAAGTAATATGGGAAACTCCAGTACTTGCAACAGTTTATAGTAACTCTCATTCTTCTGTGTTACCGTTTGATACCTACATGTACCATCCACATGAGTTATCGATTCCAATCCTGGAGCAGCAGTTTCTCCAACATAAAGCATATGTGGATTCTGGATATCCGTATCAAATATCTGTTTCTGATACCCTTCTAATATGGATGCACCAAATGGTCTATACCCTTCTCTCTTCTTAATGAAGTTAATTTTCTTCTTAGCATTATCAATATATGGATTCATAAGAATTGATCTGTTACCCAATGCTCTAGGTCCGATCTCTCCATATCCTTGATACCATCCAACTATCTTACCTTGCTTTAATGCATGTGCCACTTTAGCAACTGTCATATCAGAAGCTGGTTTCTCTGCAGCAATATCTTGTTGATGGTACTCAACCACAAAAGGATCTATATTATTCTTTCTTCTTAAAAATTCTAAAGCACCTAATGATAATCCTTCATCAGCACAATGTGCTGGTATGACTAAGTTTTTAAATACATTTTTTAATTTTGTATTCCATATAACATTCTGAGCTACACCACCAGTGTATGTAATAACATCATTATCATGGTATGCATACTCTCTAAAGAAATCAACTAATACTTCACCAATATGTTCGTGTACAGTCCTTATCCAGTTTAATTTGGATATACCAAGAGTACCAAACATATCTCTCTCAAATGCTTTATATCTACTATCTTCAAATATTCTTCTAATATTATGCATAGTCTTTGGTAAAATCCTAGCATACTCATTCATGTAAGTACCATAAGACTGCAATCCCATCAATTTACCAGCAACATCTAAATCACAACCTGCTTTAATACTAAGAAGCTTACCAACTCTGATCATCTCACAACCAATAGATCCATGTTCATCACAGTAACCTCTATCAACTACTTCTCCATTTCTAAAGACAGACCAACTATTATTCTCATCACCAAACCCATCTATAACTATATGCAAACAATTCTTTTCAAATGTGCTAAGAGCATGTGCATAATGATGATTTACCCTATAACAGTTATCTGATACAGTAGGATATTTGATAGCAGGGAAAAACTCCTCGTTATCAACTGGTAGATCATGAACCCAAGGATCAATAACTATTGCTATCTCATCTGCTTCCTCTGGATCATCACCAAATATATCTTTAAAATCTTTCTTCCAAGAATGTAAGTTACCATATCCATGATGCTTTACATCATAGATTCTTTCAGACTTAAAGTATCTTACAGTCTTACCATCATAATATGATACATTAGAGTCGTGTTCACACAACCTCAAACCAATCAGTTTCATAATAAAGTTATTCTAATTACATATTAGCACGAATCATAGATTTTAGCACCTCTATCTCTGCTCTTAGTTCAGTTATTTCTCTATCTCTCCTATCAGATAATTTACGTGCAGCTCTCACTGCTTCAAATGCCTTTCTATCACTATTGATGATAGCACCTGTGGATGAATCTCTATAAAGACCATCCTCACCTTCAACTTGTATATTCATTAGAATGACGCTACTGCTCTTAAATCTTGTAATTTTGGTACGTATGCTGGATTGTCTGAATTCATAACAACTTTAACCGCAAACGAAGTAAACTCAGGTAGGTTATTAACACTAAATGGAATCTCTTGATATGAACCTTGCTTCTCGAATAGACCAGATATTTCATTCTCTGCAGTAGCGGTGATATCTATATCAGACTTACCATCTACATTAAAGAATTGCCACTCAAGATCATCAAAGTTAATCTCACTAGACTCTTCCTTAAACTTATAAAGAACCTTGATATCACTAGTATTTCTAATGTTAGCAGTGACCTTAACATCAATAGATGTACCAGGATTCTCTATAGAGATTTCTTTAGTAACATACTTAGCAATACCAGATGTATTCTTGGAAGAATCTTCTGATACATAACCAACACCTGTTTGATAAGACATCTTATTGATCTCCCACCAATTATCTGTGCCTGTTGGTTGACCAGTAAATTGTAAGTAATCACCTGATCTAAAGATATCTGCTGTTTGAGTTGTAATATCTGCACTTCTATTAAATGCACTTCCTCCAGTTACTGCTGAAGTAAAGTCATCATTGATAGGTTGCTTATTATTAAATACAACTAATTCTCTACTATTGTTATCCCAATCAATTATAGTTCCACTAATCTTTTCGGAATACAATTCATCATTATCTACTGCTGATTCTTCGTTAACATTATATCCAGTTATTATACTACCCAATTGGAAACTTGGTACTTCTTCAGTAGCACCATTGGAACTAATTGTAACAGTTTTACCAACCAAATTACCAGAACCAGTAGACTGAGATTGGAATGTTAACACCTCTCCAGCTTTAAACTGTCCAGTATTCTTAAGTTTAACTGTAAGAGCATGGTTAGTTGTATCGTAATTTAAAACAACTCCACTACCACCTTGCAATCCAGCAACTTCTGATGTAGTAGTATTTGTTGTGGTATCAACATTTTGACCCACAGTAATCTCAATTCTATTAGAAGAATTGTCTAGGTTTCCTTCAATGAGGAATGTATAGACCTTATAAAGATCTAGAATCTGATTCTGTCTTCCATATCTTGATTCAAATCCAGTAGGATTCTCAATTCTATTTGAAATAGTCTTTACAGTACTAGTTCTTAGATCAATTGCTGGACTCAAATGAGACACAGTAGATGATAGATCTAACTTATAGACTAAAGATTGTGGAATATCATTTTTCAATTCATTAATTCTAGATGCGATGACCTTTTGATTGATGAAGTAATGTTCTTGACCTATAAATGTCTTCTCGTAATCAGATTGAGAATAAGAAGCATAATTAACAGGACCATTATCTACTGGGATAATATTGGTTGTTTTAACAGAAGAATCAATTTTTGTCTGTGGGAATGAAAGATATCCGATATCAGCATATAATTTTTCAAACTTCTTATTAATAGCAATCATTCCATTAGAACCACCATCAATGATATTGGAACTTGCTTGAGAAGTAGAAACAATATTGAAAGTATCTACACCACTATTAACAACTTCAAATAAAGTTGTGTTCAAATTAGCAGCACTTATACCACCAGTAGATTCCAATCCTTTAAAGAAGACATATGATTTACCACCATCTTCAAATCCATGATCTCTATGTGTAATTTCAATGTAATTGTTATTTCCTCTAAATCTCTTCAATGTAGAACTACTACTAGACTCAGCACTTGTACGAACTGAATTAGGATACATTGTTTCATAACCAATGTTTTCATTAGTTAACATCACACTTCCAGATCTAGAAACATCAAATTCTGCTCTCTTAAGTTCAAACTTAATATCTTCTCTAAGATCTTCACTCCATTCATCTACGTTCTGAGACCTATAAACAGATCCTAAACCAGGTTGAGCTGTTACAGTACCAGAACCTGCTGCTGCACCAACTTCAGATGCCCAGACTTCATATTCAGTTGAATCTGTTTCAACAACAAATGCATACTCACTATCATTCTGTAGATAAACAGGATGATCGAATGCAAAGTATGTACCAACACTACCAGCAACATCAGTTGTTAAGTTAGTTGCTACACCCATTCTAACACCTGGTGTATCAGTTGAGACTATTGCTTGTACAGCACCACCAGAATTACTAGTTCCTGTACCAGAAATAACAATAGAAGGAGCACTTGTATATCCAGAACCAGATATAGAAACTTCTGAGTTAAATAACTTACCACCAGATATACCTAGAGATCCAGTAGCAGTTGTACCACCTGGTAATTGTGGACTCTCGATAGTCATAGATGCTGTATCATATCCAGTACCAGCACCAATAACTTTTAGATCAATAACTCTACCAGAATCCTTAGCAATAGTAACACTGATGTTAGTATTGTTTGTAGCATTAGCAAGAATTATAGAAGGAAGATTAATTGTCTCTGATGGGGTAAATGATACTCCATTGTTATTAGAGAGAACTAATGTGTATACCTGATCAGCAGAAAGAGGTATTCTATTAGCATTTCCAGGTAACACTTCTATACCAGTCTTATCAAATACTTTTTGTACTGGACCTGATGCACCAGACTGTATACCAGATGCTATTTCCCCAATCTCAATAGTAGTCTCTTGAGACACATATATTTTAAGGAATGTCTCTGGTGAGATAGTCTTCTCTGTACCAGGAATAACATAGTTACCTGGTTTACCACTAACAGTATTTGTTAGATATGTTCTTACAGGTATAGCAGCTGCTTTCTTGTTAAAGAATAGAGTTAATCCAGTAACAAAGCATCCACCTTCAAGATTTTCGACCTTAAATGTCTGAGCAAGAGGATTAGGTCTCTTCTCGTTCTGGTTGGATACTATTTGCTTACCTTCATTAGACTTAAGATATGCAGGTAATGTTGAAACAATACTTGAAGGATTAGAAGGAAGAATTCCTGTAGGATAATACTTAACTTCTGTATATGTTTCTACATTGTCTTTATTACTATCTGTAGAACTTGAAGTAAATCTAATTGTTTTTTCACCAGTTGTGAATTGTAGTTGCTCAGAACTGGTATCATAACTTGTGTTATAGAGATAGTGGTTCCAAGTACTTCCTTGTGTTGGAGCATAGCCATTTGGAATAATGATGATACCGCTTGCATTACCACTAGCATCAGTAACAATAGATGAACCAAATGTTGATAATGAGTTAGCAGGTTGTCCTGTAAATCTAAGATCAGGATTAGTCCACCTACTAATATCTCTACCTTCCATAAATGGATAGATTGTAGTATTAGGTTTCATCCTACGAACAGTAAATTTAACTGCTCTTGACTTAGCAAATTGTTGTAATGATGTAGCAACAGATGTTTCACCAACTACCTTAGTCTGAAGACCTTTACCAGTCTCATTATTTTGTGGACTGATATTAGAAGAACTTCCTATATTAGCAATTGTAACAGTAGATGCTACTTGATCGGAATTAATATCAGAAAGAGGTCCGATATTAAAGAAGTTTTGATTTGATCCTATCCAGTTAACTGAATATGAATTATACAAACTAGAATATGCTTCACGCACATTATCCTTAGCAAGGAAAATAGTATACAATGAAGTATTATTATCTGCTACCAAAGGTGCGTCTGTATTTTCATACCATGTATCTACTGGTGCATCAAGGGATGCATCACCAACATACTGAATAACAACAAATGGGTTTGGATTGATAGTCTTTGTTGCAAATGGATTATCAATCAATGTCAATTCATTGTATGGAAGAGTTATGAGATCACCAGACTTCTTATAACCAGAAACTACTCTCTCATCTTCTTTTGTATTAACTTCTTCTAACCTAAATGAATCTTCTTTAGATTGTGCTCTCAATACAGATTGTTTTGTATCAATAGAACAATTATAATCAATAGATTTAAGGTGACCGATCTTATGTGTTTCAAAGTTGTCTACAACAAATCCACTCTTAAATCTTTCTAGTCCTACTTCATCCTTAATCTGCATATTTAATGCTTGCTGTTCAAGGACACTAAGTAGTGTATAGTATTCTAACCTCTCGACACGTTTCTCTAGCTTGCCGATATCACGCATTGTGTAACGCTTATTATCAACAGGTACAACCCTTACATCAGATGCATCTGTTGTATAAGCAGGTATGTAAAGATAAGATAATGCTATAGCATCATCAACTGCTTCAGGTCTTGATGGGTTTAGTGAAGAATTACCTTCCTTAACTATAAATTCACCCTTCTTAGTCAAGAAGATACCATCAATTCTATCTAAGTATTGATTCTGATAGAATGAAATAGTATATCCTAGGTTAGTATCAGATGCTGGACAACTTGATACAACACCGCCATCTCCATCAAAATCATTGAATGCTGAATTCTTGAAAATAGACTGGTTATTAAATCCTGTTATCGTTGCATTGTTATCAACCTTTGGTCTAAAGTCAATAACATCTCTGAGGTTGGTTATACCAAACACAGAAGAGTTGAATGATGGAATCTCTGTAGAAGCAACACCAGCTTCATGTAGATAAGAATCTACAGTACAGAAATCACCTTGGGAGTGATCAAAGTAATCAAATGATACTAGAATCTGACCAGTAGGTAGATCAAAACCAGGTTTAATAACAATACGAGATATATCATAAAGAGTATCACGCTGACCATCATCAAATGTAAACCTATTTGTTACATCAGTACCACTGATTAAATTACCAGCACTATCAATTGTTGGTGGTGCAGTAGTAGATCCTTCATAGATGTAATTAACCTTCAATACATCAGAATAAGAAAGTGTCTTAATTTCAGATGACTGTTGATCTTGACCCCTCAAAGGAATAACATTATCTTTATTAGGATTGATAACAATTCTCTTATCCCTAATAATAGTTTTTAATCTTGGTCTTGCTTTAGTTAACTCTAGAGTAGCAGATAACTTAAGTTTAGGATACTCAGTACCACCACTTAAAGCACCAAAATAATTATCAGGTAATGTAACACTAACACTACCAGCAGTCAAACCTGTAGAAGCATCAACAGAACTAATAACTTTAACAGTATCTGCAGGTATGTAAATAATATCACCAGTATCACACTTGGTAGCATTACCTTTATCGTGAACTGTTATAACAAAATTGTTTTCTGTGAAAGGTACAAACTTTTGAGTTCCATATTCTAGGTTTGCTTTAAATGTTAACTTACCACCAGATGTTGAGGTATCAAGTATAAAATCTCTTCTAGAATGGAATTTAATTGCAGTATCATCTGTTCCTTTAACAAGAGAAGCAATTTGCTTAGATCCTGTTGGGAATATCAATGAAGACTTAGAAGCATTTTCAATCTTTGGTCTTACTCTTAGTACAGATGTACTACTTACATCAGCAGGTAATAAAGAGTCAAGATAAATCCTTGATTTCTTAGTTCCTTCTGGTTTTGTAGCCTGCTGAACAATTGCTTTAATAAGATTGTTATTTGTATCAGAGAATTGAATTAAATCACCTTGTACTAATACCTTAGAAGCATCTCCACCAAATCCAGTACACTCAATATAACCTTCACCTACATTACCACTAAATGTAAAGTCTGTAACATTTGTACTTGTTACATATGATTCCCTTGATAATTCAATATCAGAGGTAAACAAGTTAGGTGGTTGTCCTCCTACAGGTGCTACACCAAATCTAGCCCACATAGACTTAACATTCTGTGGTGTGAATGTTTGAATAACATTCTTAAACAGAACTGCATGTGCCTCTGCAACATTAGATGGAGAAGCAGTTGTAGCAATTGTTACAATTGGAGGTTGTGCAAAAGTGGATTGAACAGCATTTCTATCTGCGATAGTAATTTTATATACTGCTGCACCATCTAAAGCAGGAGTTATAACTGCTGGATCGTATGTAATACCACCAACATTAACTGTAGTTATTCCACCACTATATCCAGCACCCCTTTTATCAACAACAAAGTGTGATATAGTATTCTCTCTAGCAATTCTTAATGCTTTACCATCTTCATCAAAGATAGTTTCACCTTCTTGGAAAGTTCCAGAAAGAACTTTAACAAAAATTCTATCACCACTAGATAGTCTTCCATCTGCAGATCCTTCAATTACTGCATATGCTTTACTCTTAGATCCAGTGATATACCTACCAGATTCAAATGAACCATCTGGTATAGTACTATCAAGCTTAATCTGAGTTAAGAAAGTTGGATTAAAGTATGATAACTTAAATGTTGTGTTGTAGGAAGATGTTGCTCCTATTCTACCTTTTGAAAGAATAGTATCTGCATCTTCATTAAATCCAATTCCTCTTTCTTGTAATGAGAAATTCTTTGGTTTAGCAAGACCGATTGTAGGAATTATACTATCAGTATAAGAAACTACTTTAGCCCATACTGCACCACTAGTATTATTCTCTGCATTGATCTTTGCACTAGTACTACCATCTGCTCTGAATAATCTAGTAAGTTTCTTTACATTATTGAGTCCAGTGGAATCATTATCATCATATTCTTTAATTGCATCAATAACATCTCTTCTTCCAGCAATAGTTAATTCAATACATTGCTCAGTTCCTAAGAAAGATGTAGGGAAACTAGCAGATGAACCATCAAACTTAGAGTATGATAGAACAGTTAATTCTTGTGCATCATTTGTTTGACTGGAAGTTCTAACAGCAAGAGTACCAAGTTTAGATTCCCAATCAGAATTAACAACATCAGCAAATGTATAACCAGATGTTTGGTCTACAACACTAATAATAATTGTCTTGATTGCATGGTCTGAAGTGAATACCTCAGTTCTTCTAGAGCGTGTCTGTTTATGAGAATCAATCTCACCATTTGCTCCAAGACCATCAGTAGTAGGTTCTGTGTTATTCTGACCTAATGATCCATCACCAAACACACCATTGAGATAAAGTGTTGGGTAAGATGATAAATCTGCACCAAATGCATTTAGAGGAATAGAATTATATGTGTTAGTTAGATAGAAACTACTCAATCCAGTATGCTTAAGAGTAATATTATCTCTTGCTAATGTTTCTCTAGATTTGTTAATAGTTACGTAACTACTCTCCTTATTAACAATCTCATATCCCTTAACATATGCTTTACCTGGTCCAAGAGTAGCAACCATCTTCTGAGTTGCATCAACCTCTGATATTCCATTAACTAAACCAGTAGATACATTCTTAGCATATATCCCTTTATTACCAGCCTTCTGATAATACTCTCTTACATCAGTAGAAAAATCTTCTACAACATAATCACCAGACTCATCAAATGTTCTTCTTGCTAGAGTCTCTTCAATTATGTTATAATCTGCTGCCTTAACTTTTCTTTGTACAGAACCTTTCTTAACAGTAAGAAGCTGAATAAAATTACTATCTGTAGAAGCATCAAGATCATATTTGATCAATCCTAATGTTACAGATAGTCTATGAGCACCAGGTGCTGAGAAGTTTGCAAATCCTCTTGCTTGATCATAGAGTGTTGAGTCTTCTTCAGGTGTGACTAAAGACTCTGTGATCTTAAATCCTACTTTAGCAGATGGAATATCAATGAATGGTTCTAGAATAAGAAGTTCAGAGTTATTCCTTACAAATTGTCCATTAATAAAGTAAATACCTTCTTCTACTTGTACAGCAGAAGCAAATCCCATTGCTGGACTGTTATAAGAGGTCTCTACAGCAGTATCTGGGTCTTTTAACGTAACAGTAGTTGGAAGTACGCTACCGTCCGTTCCAACGACCAATAAGGGTGTGTTAACACCATCCACAACCTCTAGAGTTTCCCCTTGTCTAAAAGTTGCCTCATCACTTGAATTTCCACTGCTTGTATAGTTTACATAAACAGTATCTGATGATGTAGTAGTAGCATAACGAGTAGAAACAACAGTACCTGTAACGCCAGAAGTGATGCCTTTTAAAGTCTGACCTTTTAGTAATGCTATATCATACTTTTTGAATACAATATTATCCCCTTCCGTTACAGCAACTTCTGTAACAGATGATAGTTTAACATAGTCTAATCTATTATTCAGTCCAACTTCACCAGGGATGACTAGATCACCCTGCTTGAATTTGTTACGTCCTATAGATTCAATCTGATTCTGAAGAACAGATTGTAACTGTGTTAATTCTCTGGCTTGTATCGAGTATCCAGGGCGAAAAAGAATTCGATAAAAATTCTTAGACGCATCATAGTCGTCATAATATGGTGATACGTTTAGGTTCGTCTTTTGTGGCATCGTAAACCAAATCTATCATGGGAAATTAGAATTCGATTACTAGCTTGATGTCCTCTATTTGGTCAGCAGCTCTAGTAATAAGTCTCCTGTTCTCTATGTATACGAGTTCTCCAGAGTTAGATTTGATCTCAGGTGTCGCCAAACCGCTTGCAAATGTTACACCTTCAAGAGTTGAAGAGTACGATGTATTAACATTAACAGATACAGATGTACCAGCATCAGTAATAGCGTTAGATGCATCAGAAGCAAATGCTCTTACAATACCTGAATCTGTATGTGCTGTTGGTGACTGGAAGTACTTAAGAACACCAGTTGTGGTGCTTGAATCGTCTAGTTTCCATGAAACAACGGTTCCTTTAGCAGTTCCACCAGTTACAGTCTGTGAAATTATATTATCTTTTCCGAAAGAGGAGCTAGTAAGACCAGTTCCAGTAACTCTTACAGCATAGACACCAGAAAGTGTGTTTGCAGTAGCAAAGTTTGATGATCCATACTGAAGTGGATCCTTAATAAGTCCGATTCTACGGAAGTCATTATCAACTGGGAAGTCTCCAGATCCTTCTGCATAGGTCAAACGGACGTTGACCATAACACGCTTACCATTAAGCTCTTGTGCTAAATCAGCACCATGTCCACCAGCAGGGGGAATGATAACTTCAAGAGATCCACGAGCAGAAGCAGAAATAGTCTCAGATGTACCTAATGTACTATCAGAGAATAAACCATAAGCATCTCCACCAGCACCAGTACCTGTACCAGTTACCAATGCAACTGTACCATAGGTATATCCTGTACCAG